TGAAATATCAGGACGAAGGTGTAGAATATAGAAAACGTAAAGAGGAAGAGAGAAAGAAAAATGATAGGAAATATAATAGTAGAAGAAATAATGCTGGCTCAAGCGGTAGTTCAAGTGGAAGAAATAATGCTGGCTCAAGTGGTAGCTCATATGCTGGCTCAAGTGGTAGCTCATATGCTGGCTCAAGTGGTAGCTCATATGCTGGCTCAAGTGGCAGCTCAAGTGGCAGTTCAAGTCGTATGTCAGCAGTCTCAAATAATAAAATATGTAATGACATTCTATGTCCTAAGAATATTAGAGATAAGAAAGATTATAGAAGATGGGCTCTTAGGAATCATCCGGATAAAGGAGGTGATACATTGACATTTCAGAATGTTCAAGATTGTGTCAATAAAGAAAAATATTGTGATAAATAGCGTGATAAATAGCGAGATTGAAAATGTTAAATTATTACTTAATAATTTAATCTAAACATCGAAAGATTCTAGTGAACATAAGAAGATGGATCCTACCAAGATAGACGCTGTTAAATTGTTATTGGATTTGTATCCTAAAGCTCCTGTATGGTGGAAGGACGCATTAACTTCGCATCCAAAACTATGCATTGATATGTTCAAATGCGATTGTATGACTCGAAGAAATAAGTCAGATAGTTTTAACTATAATACAATTAGAGATGCTCTTGAGTATTCAGATAATCTGCTATTGGTACGTAATATTGATATGAAGAGAAAGTTACCAGCCTGTCACGCCAGAATGTTGTATTATGAGATCATACAAAATAATGCTAAGGTGACTGTTCAACAACGAATGTCTAGACAGAAGTATAACAAGAAAGTAGATGGTAAAAAGTTTTGTAGCGATCTAGATGAAATTCTGTATAAATCTATCACAGGACTAAAACCTATACAATTATATTTGATTGATGACCATTTCTACGCTAAATTTGAGACAGAGAGTGGTTTTGAATATAGTAAAATTCTTATTGAGATAACTAAATAGTGAAATAAATATACAATGAAATCGCTAAATTATTAATTAATAGTTTATGAAAATCATATAACACAAGTTAGTACAAGTAAATATGGCAGATTCTAGAAGGTCGGACAATTTTGCTAACAAGCAAAGTCATCCCAAAAGAAAGAAGGATGTGCCAAATCGCAAAAGAGTTATAACCAAGGCTGCTGATTTAATTGACATATGGAACGATACAGAGGCTCATTCCCATAATAAGCTCTGGGACGTAGCTGCTTTGAAATATAACTGGAAAGAGATAAAAATACAAGATGGGGAAGGAGAACATGTACCAGAAATATTAGTTGAAGATATAGATACTTTCAATATGTCATTCATTTTCTAAAAAAAGATTAAACTTATATAATGTCTAAAAAATATTAATTAATATTTTTTTAAGAATGAGAGTACACTAAAACTCTTCCTCTGAGTCTACCAATTCTGGAAGATCATCTTCTAAGTCTGATACTTCATCTAATTGTGGCAACGCATTCAATTGTTCTGCCAAAGATTCGACTTCCTTCTTCACATAATCGTAATCCCTATATTTAGGATCCTCTATAATATACCCTTTTTCCATCGTAAAATACGCAGGAACTATATCGTAATAATGGACAAAGTCCATACCTACCTTATACTCATCACCATATGTTAAACCTCCATGTACTTCCACTGATATATCTTCGTAATCATGAATATTAGAATATTCTGCGTATGCCAGCCAACTCTTATTATTAGGATTTCTCTTCATTGTACATATACGTCCTGCATGTTGAAATGTGTATTTATCACTATCTTCCTCTCCAAAATAAGGATTCTGTTCCAAATCACATATTATGGAAGCGCCTTCAACAACCATATCATCTGATAGTTCATTTTGAGCTATGTATTCTTGAATCTTGTTAATCAACACTTCATTAGACATATCATCTTCTGAATTTAGAGATACATTAGCTAACTCTGATAATGTTTGATCGAAGAGAGGACAAAACATCTCTACTAAGTCGAGAATCGCTTCCTGTTCTTGATCTTCCATGATTGTTGGTATAAGTATAATTTGTATATTAATGGTGTATATACAAATTCAATTTTAGTATACGAAATAAAGCCTATTAATAAGAAAAAGATAATTACCACATTAACTATAGTAGGAAGAATTTCCTCTTGTGACCATTTTTAACAGGTCGAAGATCATTTGTAATTTGAGTATTTCTTATAATAGTGAAATTATTACTATCATATGATGTCCAAGGTACTCTATGTCTCCTTTCACGACAAATGTCAGTATCAAAGACGTCATGTTGTAAACAGAAATGTTTACTAGGTGAATACATCGCGATATGATCTCTATCATAATCTGTCTCTACGAAAGAAAAACGTTCTCCACTTAATAGATTAGGTCTCGTGTCTTCAAATTTCTTGACATGTTCTGCAAATTCGTCAGTAAGAGGTATCCAACCTATCTTACTAGTCTAAATGTAATAAGACATATTTATTTAAATAGAGATAAATATTCTTCTATGAGTTATAAATGTAACGAAATGACTTTCAATTACTATCATCACTTTATCAAATATATGATATATAAAAATTAAAATTTAGTATATAAAGTAAAGATGGACGAAAACGTACCTGTTAATAGGAAGATCGATAAGATTTATATTATTCGGATTAAGAATGATCTCAGTATCGAAAGAGCCGAAGATTGTGCAAAATCATGCGAAGAAGTAGGAATGCCTTATGAGTTCTTTGAAGGTATTCAAGGAATACAAGGAAAAGATTTACATCTACAATTCGACTTCCCTATCGAATTTAAACACGTATATTCTCTAAATCACTCAAACGCGACTGCTTCGCACATAAAATTGTGGAAACATATCCTTGATAATAAGGAGACAGCCATTATTCTGGAACACGATGCTATTATGTTACATAAAGTGGACATGGAAATCCCAGATGGAGCTATAGTGGTTATGGGATATAAATTGATGAATAAGGACGATTATGATCATGTAAAGGCTGGCCCACCAAAGACTATCGGTCAGACATTTCAACATTGTGGAGCTCACGCGTATGCTATCACTTGGAAGACTGCTGAGGAGTTGATAGATGAAGTTAAGACACACGGTGTCCGTTCCTGTATCGATACTGGTTATTTCATGAGAATTGGTAACAAGTCGACATGGGGAAAGAAAGACCCTCCACCTGCCAAACAAACTGGAATTCCATTGATGAGAATGGATCCTACACCTGCTATAGGATGGGTTCGGGATGCTAGGAGTACAGTTAGTTTTGGATCAGGAGCCGCAAATTTCCAATTAACACCTTCATTCAGACAAAATCTGAGAACGGGTAAAAAATAATTATTATATTAATTAATATTATATTATTGAAAAGATGTCAGACAAAACGCATGTTAAGAAATTAAAACCTTATCAACAGGTATCACTCGATCATGCGGTCGTTAAGATAGGTGCTAAGTGGTGTAAGGCCTGCCGTGAGAGTGCCGACAGTTATGAAAAGATGGCTAAAAAGTATGGTAATATAGATTTCTATGATATAGATGCTGATCGATTTGATAAAGAGAAGAGTGAAATGAAGGATATCAATAAGATAGTAAAGCAAACTAAAGCTATGCCTACCTTTTACTTTTTCCGTAAAGGTAAACTTATCCATTCAGTAGAAGGTTATAGTACTAGTAAGTTTAAGATGTATCTGGCTGCTATCGAAGCGTAATTTTGATATTAATTAATATCAAAATTTTAAAACACTATCTAAAAATGGATAAATGGTACGTTATAGGACAAGGGTCATCTTTTGATTCTGACATGGACTACTCAGAAATAGCTATCGATTTCTTTAATCGAGGCGATTCAAATGATATTAAAGTCTACTACAACTTCTTCAAGAGTAAGGCGATAAAGTACTTTAGTGAATTCTTAGATTTTTATAACATGGAAGATATCGAAAATTACATCACTCATAATACACCTTACGATGTAGAAAATATGAGTTCAAATTTTGTAATACATTTCGACGCGTTTAAACAGAAGTACTCAATAGAAGATATACAGACACGTTTCGACGAATATATGGAAAATTGGTCCTTTGAATATAGTAGCGTAGAAGACTATCTAGAGACATCCGATTTTAACGATCTATCGGAAAACAAGAAGATCCGTGCTATGAGATCGTTTGAAGATAGTAAATATCGAGCCACGAAAAGATTTATTTTATTAATCGTACAAACCTTCGACTTTCTATCTAAGATATTGTGTTTTCTCGATATTGAAAGACGAGATATGAGTACACAAGCTATACTTCGTTTAAATTTGGGAGGTAAGCTATCCATCATAGCTAATCACACTGGATGGTTTGCTTTCAACAGCTATATGTTCGCTCTGGTTAACAATGTATATTTATTAGGTGTACCGTCAGGAATATCAACATATGATGGTATTGTAGCATGTCCTTATTATTTTTTCAGTCACGATCTCAATCACACAGACGATATTATTGATGCTTATGGTCGCCCGGATCAAATGGAAAAGATCCTTACAATATATGAGAACATCCACAAAGGAGATTATATTAAACAAGAGAAGGAGGTACTCATTTTCTCTCTGTGGTACCACGTACATGAATCCGTACAAAGAGTAGATTCAACTGTCGTCTATCCGAACAGTTTTGCTATAGCTGATGATGAATTCCATAATTATCTGGACGTTTTCGATTATATTAATCCTAAGATTAGAAAGGATATTCTAAATAACTTTGAAGCTATATACGGGTGGTTAGACAAAATTAATCGTACAGTGGATGTATCTCGTAGTGACATTCCTCGTTTCCTTAACAACATTACCTTAAAAGTGACCACTTCTGATATTCTGAAGTTTTTACAGAATGACACAGATTCAGGCGTGGTCGAGTCAAATGAAGAGGATTTGGAAACGTGGAGAACAGATCCTCGAAAACTGAGAGTCTATGTGATGATTTGGTATGGATATTATCAAATATCATCTATGATGTCTTCCTTGAAATAATTTTTGGTATTAATTAATACCAAATAATTTACTTACTCTTTACTCTTACCTTTAACGTCTGGAACATTGGAAGATTCGAACTTGAAGAGTAAATCGCCTTTCTCTCTTCGCATTGTTCCAAAGTTATTATACTTAGCGATAATATCACCTTCTACAGATGTATTAGTACACCATTTGGGTACTCTATATCTAAATTCTTGGATGTAAGGGTCTTCTTTAGCTTGCCTCACAAATTCTTCATTAATATTATCTATCATTTGAATGAATGGATCTTTCTTGATACTGTGTATCAAATCAAATGTATCAGCTATTTTTCTATCTGCGATGTCTATTTTCAATTGTTTGGCTAAAGTGTAGATACTATTTCTAATAGAATAATATTCTACAGTTCCATCTATATAATGTTTGATTATATTTAATAACTCGCTTAACATTACAACGTCGTCTTCTATTTTAATAGCTTCTACTATTAGATCATACATTTCTCCGCTATTAGAGCTAAGGAGTGACAAAAGTACGCCATTAATTAACTGTCTATGTAGAGGAACATTATCCTTATCTGTAGAACTAGTTTCGCTAGTTGTGGCTTCAGTAGACGATGACGCTTTGTCTGGATTAATACTTCTTTCAACGTGGGGAGGACATTCTACACGAGACCTTATTTGTCTTTTATGAGTCATCGGAAAACATATGAACTCCAATGGATAATGTTCACACTTCTCCAATTTAATCTTATCTTTAGTTACAACAATGATATCTCCACTATCGACACTAATAACATCTTCGCCTATCTTAATTTCGCAAGGAGAAAAGAACATATACAGGGCGGGACATAAACGGAAACAGATTCCACTATTACAATCGGAAGATTCGATAATATTGAGAAATAGACGTCCTATCAAATATTCGGACGTATTAATATCTGTCTTATCTACATACGATCTTACTAAAGCTTCAGCTGTTTCGTTCAGGATATATCTAGATACTCTACCAGGTCTTCCTATTCTCACAGATGAAGCTTTAGAGAGCATCAATTCTCCTCTTAGAAGATTAACATCTTTGATAGCAATGCCGCTATTCTGTTGTTTGATATACTGATAATCTTGAGAAGCCATCTTGCTAAGAGTACGATTGTAATTATTTTTAACAACACAATTGTTAATATAAAATTAATTTTATATAGTACAGTTTTTTAGAATTAAAAAATGGATCTTCCTAAATACCCCACAGACAAATATAATCGAGGGGTAATAGATATCTTCGATGAATACCGAGAAAATTATAGACAATTTGCAGCAGGGATCAAAGATATTAAGCAACGATACGCTTCAGAAATAAAATATCGCAAATGTCGCACCGAAAAGTGCGGAAGTCATAATGAATTTTATTTAGACGACCACACATTCAGTATATATGTACCTCGCGATA